CACCACTCGCACCATCTCGTAATGGCGTGGTGCACGTGACGTATTGCGTCTCACGTCGGACAGTGATATTCCTAAACCACTAGGGGAATAGAAATGACAGGTAAGAATTACAGAGGAAACAAACCGGACGGCGATGGGTGGGAGATTGTCGGCGCAGTCGAGGATGACTTGCGTTGGCTTGTGTTCGTAAGAGAGAACGCTAACAGCGAATGGCTTTCGGTGAAGGTCGTGGCTGACGGGAGAGCACCGAATAAGGCGAACTACTGGCTCGGTTGGAACGGCAAACGCTTTGCGCAGCAGGGGGACGGGTTCACGATTATGCAGCAGCGTCAAACCCTATTGGGCAGTGTTAAGACGCTTATGGAGGCGCTTGATTTGCTGTAGCCCCTTGCGCTGCCCCCCGTCAGGTGTTATTTGCCCCGTCGTGACTGGTAGCACTGTGTTAAGCGAACGGAGCATGCAGACGATGCCGTACCCGGCGAAGAAGAACGACAAGTTGATAGCGGAGGTGCTTGAGCGCCTGTCGCTCGGTGAGACGTTGACGTCGATCAGCCGCGACTTGAAGTTCAGCGCGATGTCGTGGGGTCGGTGGCTCGACGAGGACGAAGAGTTAGCGCAGGCGCACGCGCGAGCCAGAGCCGCTGGCGCAGACGCCGTCGCGGACCACGTGCTTGAGATCGTGGACACACCACCAGAGCGCCACGACGGCAAGATTGACAACGGCTCGATAAGCTGGGCGCGCAACCGCGCCGAGTACCGCCTCCGCCTGCTCGGCTTCTGGCAGCCGTCTAAGTACAGCGCAAAGGCTCCCGACACTGGGTCTAAGACAGACGATGAGGACAAGATCGACGAGGTCGATTTGATGCTGCGCGTCACCGAGCGTCTGCTGTCCTCGAAGCGTGACGCCGAATGATACATCGCCGCCGTGAAGCCGAGCTGGTCAAGCCGGGCATCAACCTTATGTGGGAGCCGAAGGCCAAGGGCGTGATCGTCAAGACACCGTGGTTCAGTTGGTACGCCACATGGAACCGGCACACGCGCCGCGTGAGTTTCGCCGTGCCGCACGGCTTTAACTGGCGCGCACCGCTCGGTCCGTGGCGTCGCATCCACGAGCTTGAGGCCGACGCGAAAATCCACGCGACCGAGAAGTATGCGCTCAACCACGCACTGCATCTGGCCAACGAGCGTTACGATAAAATCCGAGCGGCCAACGCCGAGCTGCGCGAAACGCTGACGCTGTACCGCAATGCTTGACACTCTCACCCGCGACACCGAGCGCGTCTCTACGCTCAAGCCAAAAATGAAGACGTTCATCGACTGGCAGGAACGCTGGTCACGCACAGCGCGACCGAACCAGATACCGAAGAAAGACTTCAGCGAGCACGGCTTCATGGCAGGACGCGGCTTCGGCAAGACCCGGATCGGTGCCGAGTGGCTCGGTGCCAAGGCCTGCTCTGTGCGCAACACGTACTGCGCCGTGATCGCGCCGACCTACGCCGACATCAAGCACACGTGCTTCGAGGGCGAGAGTGGCCTGCTCAAGGTTATCCCCAAGTCGCTGATCGCGAAGTACAACAGCACCGACCTCATCCTCGAACTGAAGAGCGGCACGTCGATACGCGGCTTCACGTCCGAGAAGCCTGCGCGTCTGCGCGGCCCGCAGCACGAGTTCATCTGGTGCGACGAGCTGGCCGCGTGGCAGAACGCCGAAGAGACATGGGACATGGCCATGATGGGCCTGCGTCTGGGCGACGCGCCGCAGGTGGTCTGGACGACGACGCCGCGCCCAGTCGAGCTGGTCCGCAAGCTGATCACACCGAAGGCTGGCCGCGTCGTGATCAATGGATCGACGTTCGACAACCGCGACAACCTGCCCGACCGCTTCTTCGAACAGCTCGAACAGTACGAGGGCACGACCATCGGTCGGCAGGAAATCTACGGCGAGATGATCGACCCAGAGGAGCAGGGCGTCATCAAGCGGAGCTGGCTCAAGCTATGGCCCGCGAAGAAGCCGCTGCCCGCGTTCGACTGGATCATCATGTCGCTCGACACCGCGTACACCGAGGCGACCCGCGACAAGAAGAGCGGCGAGGCCGACTACACGGCGTGCAGCGTCTGGGGTGTCTTCCAACACGAGACCAAGGGCTACGCCCTGCTGCTCGATTGCTGGCAGGAACAGCTCGGCATGCCCGACCTGATCAAGCGCGTGAAGAAAGAGATGAACACGTCATACGGCGACGATCAGGACGTCGCGTTGATCAAGCCCATGTACGGCAGCGCGAAGCCGCTGACGTCTGGGCGCAAGCCAGACATCCTGTTGATCGAGGACAAGGGGAGCGGCATCAGCTTGAGACAGATGCTCGAACGTGAGGGGATACTGGCGCACGCCTACAACCCCGGTCGGGCAGACAAGCTGGCGCGCCTGCATGTGGTCAGCCCCGTGTTCGCACGGCGCAGGGTGTTCCTGCCTGAGAGCGACAAGTTCCCCGGCAAGCCGCGCGTCTGGGCCGACCCGCTGGTGGCGCAGTTATGCAGCTTCACCGGCAAGGGCAGCATCAAGCACGACGACTTCGTGGACAGCACGACGCAGGCCATGCGGCTCATGATGGACAAGGGATTGCTCGGTTCACTCGTTGACAAGAAGCAAGAGATCGACAAACCACCGCCGAAGGTGATACAGAACCCATACGGGCAATAAGGATTAGGCAATGATCGAGGAAGAAGACATCATCGAGGGCGAGACCATTGAGTTCGACGGCGAGGACGTGTCGGACGTTGAGGACACCGAAGACGGCGGCGCTATCGTCACGCTTGACGAGAACGGACCAGCCGCAGGCGAGAGCAGCTTCTACGACAACCTCGCGGAAACTATGCCCGAACCGGACCTAAAGTCACTGGCGTCGAAGTTCCTCGAACTGATTGCCCGCGACAAAGAGGCGCGCAAGAAGCGCGACGAGCAGTACGAAGAGGGCATCCGCCGCACCGGTCTCGGTGACGACGCGCCCGGCGGCGCGCAGTTCAACGGCGCATCGAAGGTCGTCCACCCGATGATGACCGAGGCGTGCATCGACTTCGCGTCACGCGCCATCAAGGAACTTCTGCCGCCGCAAGGCCCAGCGAAAGACCTGATCGAGGGCGAAGTCACGATCAAGAAGATACAGAAGGCGAAGCGCAAGACGTCGCTCATGAACTGGCAGCTCACGGTGCAGAGCCAAGAGTTCCGTTCGGAGCTTGAGCAGCTCCTGACACAGGTGCCATTGGGCGGCGCGCAGTACCTCAAGATGTCGTGGGACGAGGCGCGCAACCGCCCCGGCTTCCTCGCCGTCATGATCGACGACATGTACCTGCCGTTCGCGGCGACCAACTTCTACACCGCGCAGCGCAAGACGCACGTGCAGTACCTGACGCAGCTCGACTATGAGCAGCGCGTCGAGAGCGGCATGTATCGCGACGTTGACCTGTCGCCCGCTGGTCTTGAGCCTGAGCGCTCGGCTGCCGACGTGGCCAACGACAAGATCGAGGGCCGCAACGACACCAGTTACAACGAAGACGGACTGCGCACCGTGTTCGAGTGCCACGTCATCGCCGACGTTGAGGGCGACGGCAACGCGCCGTACATCATCACCATCGACAAGCCGTCGAGCAAGGTGCTCGCGATCTACCGCAACTGGGACGAAGAGGACGACAGCCGCGAGCCACTAGACTGGTTCGTCGAGTTCCCGTTCATCCCGTGGCGCGGCGCATACCCGATTGGCCTGCCGCACATGATCGGCGGCCTGTCCGCTGCCGCGACCGGCGCATTGCGTGCCCTGATGGACAGCGCACACATCCAGAACGTGCCGACGATGCTCAAGCTGAAGGGCGGCACACGCGGCGGCCAGTCGCTGAACATCCAACCGACGCAGGTCGAAGAGATCGAGGGCGGCCTTAACGTGGACGACGTCCGCAAGCTGGCCATGCCGATCCCGTTCAACCCGCCATCGCCGACATTGTTCCAACTGCTCGGCTTCGTGGTCGATGCAGGCAAGGGCGTGGTCCGCACGTCGATGGACAATCTGGCCGACCAGAACCCGAACGCGCCAGTCGGCACGACGCTCGCGCTGATCCAAGAGGGCATGACCGTGTTCTCGTCGATCCACGCACGTCTGCACGGCGCAATGGCCCGCACGTTGCGCATCCTGCACCGCCTCAACGCGATGTATCTGGACGACGCGGACGTGAAGCACGAGGTCGGCGAAGTGCTGGCCACCCGCGCAGACTTCGAAGGCCCGATGGACGTCGTGCCTGTGTCCGACCCCGCGATCTTCAGCGAGAGCCAGCGCTTTGCGCAGGTTCAGGCCGTGTCGCAGCGGGCCGCCGCACTGCCGCAACTGTACAACTTGCGCAAGGTCGAGGAGCGTCTGCTTGAGACGCTGCGCGTGCCGAACCCCAAGGAGCTACTCGTTCCGCCGATGGAGCCGAAGCAACAGAACGCAGTCAACGAGAACGTCGCCGCCACGATGGGCCGACCGATTGTCGCCTTCCCTGAGCAGGACCACATCGCCCACCTCAAGACGCACTTGGCGTACATGACGAACCCCGCGCTCGGCGCAAGCCAGCTCATCGCGCCGTCGTATCTGCCGGTAATACTGGGCCACATCAAGGAGCACCTTGCGCTCTGGTACGCGTCAACCGTGCTTGAACTGGCCGAGGACACGTCGGGCATCGACATCAGCGAGGACATGAAGAACCTCAAGGACGACGAGGCACGCCGCGCATTCGACCGGATGCTGGCCGAG